GCCTACAACCCGAACCTGAAAATCACAACCGTGATGGCGCAGACGATTCAATCGTCGGATATTGGGCCTGACTTGGTTTATCACCTTGGCTCAAATCCGAAAGAGGCAGATCGTATTTCTCGACTATCGCCTATTTTGCAGGCAAAAGAGCTTGGACGGCTTGAGGCTAAGTTAGCCGATAACCCCGTTCAAAAACGCACTTCTGGTGCGCCTGAACCGATTTCACCAGTCACTGCCCGAGGGGTGGGTTCTGGGTCTTACGACACGACTGATCCACGGTCTACCAAGACCATGACAACCAGCCAGTGGATTGAGGCCGAAAGAGCAAGGCAAGTGAAAGCGCAACAAGCGCGTAAGTTTTAATTTTGAAAGGTATTTAAAATGGCTAACTCAATTCTCACCATTGACATGATCACAAGGAAGGCTTTGGAAATCCTTGAAAACAACCTTGTGATCACCCGCAACGTGAACCGGCAGTACGATGACAGCTTTGCTGTTAACGGTGCCAAGATTGGTTCTACCCTGCGTATCCGCCTGCCTGACCGCGCTTTGGTCACTGACGGTGCCGCCCTGCAAGTTCAGGACGACAACGAGCAGTTCACGACCCTGACCGTGGCAAGCCAGAAGCACATCGGCGTGAACTTTACCTCCGCTGAACTGACCATGCAGTTGGACGACTTTGCAGACCGGGTTTTGAAACCCCGTATCTCTCAGTTGGCCTCCAGCATTGACGCTGACGTTGCCAACGCCTACAAGTCGATTTACGCCACTGTCGGCACTCCTGGCACGACCCCTGCTACTTCACTGGTGCTGTTGCAAGCCCAGCAGAAGCTGAACGAAAACGCTGCCGTGATGTCGCCGCGCTACGCTACGGTTAACCCCGCAGCCAACGCTGGTCTGGTTGAAGGCATGAAAGGCTTGTTTAACCCCACCGACACCATTTCCCGCCAGTTTAAAAACGGCATGATGGGTACTGGTGTTCTGGGCTATGAAGAAGTCAACATGAGCCAGTCCATTAAGGTTCACACCACTGGCTCACGCTCTACGACTGACACAATTTTGGTTAACGGCGCTGTCAGCACCCAAGGCCAATCGACGATCAACCTTGACGGTGGTACTGCCTCGGCTACGATTGCTGTTGGTGACGTGTTTACCATTGCCAACGTGTTCGCAGTCAACCCACAGACCCGTGAGTCCACTGGTTCTTTGCAGCAGTTTGTTTGCACCTCTCTCGCTACTGCATCTTCTGGTGCATGGACGAGCGTTGCAATCAGCCCAGCAATCTACACCAGCGACAGCGCCTTGGCTACCGTTAACAGCTTCCCCGCTGATAACGCCGCCGTGACGTTTGTTGGTACTGCTTCTACCGGCTATCCGCAGAACTTGATCTACCACAAGGACGCCATCACGTTTGCTACTGCTGACCTCTTGATGCCCCAGGGCGTTGATATGGCTGCCCGTGCAAACCACAACGGCATCTCGCTGCGTGTTGTTCGTCAGTACGACATCAACAATGACCGTATGCCTTGCCGTATTGACGTTCTGTACGGTTTTGGCACTATTCGTCCGCAGATGGCTTGCCGTCTTTGGGGCTAAATTGAATGGGGCTTCGGCCCCTTTCTTCGTAACATCTTTCAAAGGAAATTATCATGGCTCTCCCAAATTCTGGCGGTGGGTATCAGTTCACTGATGGCAACACCAATGAAATCATCATGGGCGTTCAAGCCGCCCCTCAGACAGCAACTGCAACGGCCACGCTGACCGCTGCACAAGTTACTGGTGGTATCTTGGTGGGCAATCCGTCTACCACTGCCGCTTCGTACACGCTGCCTACGGCTACGGCAATTGACGCTGTGTTCAACAACTCCAAGCCCAACAGCACGTTTCGGTTGGTTGTGATCAACTTGGGTACTTCCACCGGCCTGATTACGATGGTTGCAGGCACTGGCATTACGACCGTCGGTAACCTGGTTGTTGCCATTACCGGCAGTGCCGCAGGTGTTAGCGGCGCAGCAGAGTTCTTGTTCCGCAAGACCGGCGATGCTGCCTACTCAATGTATCGCGTTGCTTAAACCAAATGGGGGCTTCGGCCCCTGTTTTTAAAGGAACAATCATGACCTCTAATACCAAACCAATTGGTGTTGCTTTTGAAGACCAAGACATTATTGGGTCTAACTTTGTACTGTCTGGTGGCGAGTTGGGCTACACCTCAGAAGCAAGCGGCACAGTAACTCAATTGACAGACAAGTCTACAGGGGTAACTCTGAACAAGTCTGCTGGTCAGATCACTTTGAACAACGCTGCGTTGGCTAACATCACAAACGTTTCGTTCACTTTGACCAACAGCACAATTTCCGCCAAGGATGTTGTAGTTCTGAGCGTGTCTTCTGGCGCTACCGCTGGTGCATACAACTGCTGGATTTCTAGCAAGACTGCTGGAAGTTGCGTAATCACAATTCGCAATCTTTCGGGCGGTTCGCTGGGTGAGGCTTTTGTAATCAACTTTGCAGTTATTCACGTTTTGTAAAACCAAATGGGGGTTAACCACCCCTATCTATAAATATGGTCATCTATCTACGTCACCCGGATCACGGTACAAAAGTGGCTTGCGCTGAAAAGGAAGCTGACTACGACGAGCAAAACGGCTGGGTAAGGTATGATTTGGATGACGTTGAGCCACCTGCCACGGTAAATGAAATGCGGCGTCCCCGTGGCAGGCCGCGAGTTGGGGTTGTTGAACTAGGAGCATAGGTATGACCACATCTGCTGGCGACCAAATTAACGGGGCCATGCGCCTGATTGGAATGCTGGCAGAAGGTGAGACGCCTTCAGCGGCAGCGTCACAGGACGCGCTGTCGGCGATGAACCAGATGATTGACTCATGGAACACTGAGCGATTGTCAGTATTCTGCACCCAAGATCAAGTATTCACTTGGCCTGCAAGCGTTCGCAGCCGCACGCTAGGCCCGACTGGTGATTTTGTAGGCAACAGGCCAATCTTGATGGATGACGCTACCTATTTCAGGGATGCGGCTACCAATGTCAGCTACGGCATCAAGATCATCAACCAGCAGCAATACAACGGTATTGCTGTTAAGACGGTGACCAGCACTTACCCGCAGGTTCTGTGGGTCAACATGACGTATCCCGACATTGAGATGTACGTCTACCCGGTGCCACTGCGTCCGCTGGAATGGCATTTTGTTTCGGTTCAAGAACTTACCCAACCGGCAGTATTGGCGACTACGTTGTCGTTCCCGCCAGGCTACCTGCGAGCTTTTAGGTTCAATCTGGCCTGTGAGATTGCCGCTGAGTTTGGCGTCGAGCCAAGTCCACAGGTGCAACGGATTGCTATGACCTCCAAGCGCAACATCAAGCGCATCAACAACCCTGACGATGTAATGGCAATGCCCTACGGCATAGTCGCCAATCGTCAACGCTACAACATCTACGCCGGGAACTTTTAATCATGACTACCGTTGCCATCTCCGGTCTGCCCGTTGCTACCGTCATCAACGCTGCCGACATTGTTCCGTTTGTCCAAGCTGGCACAACCAAGAGCATCAGCAAGACCCTGTTGTTCACCAGCCCCACAATGGTAACGCCAGCGTTGGGTACGGTTGCCAGTGGCGTCATTTCAGCTTGCACCAGCACCGGCATGGTCATGGTGACGCCTGTAATCGGTGCAGCCACCGGGACTAGCCTAGCAGCAACTGGTGCAGTCACATCATCTGGCACTGCTGGCGTAGGCTACGCAACAGGCGCTGGCGGGGCAGTTACGCAGTTGACCAGCCGCACCACAGGTGTGACGCTTAACAAGACCACAGGCGCAATCACACTGTTTAGCGCGGCAGGCACAACTACTGCGGCGACTTTTACTGTGACCAACAGCACGGTGGCCGCTACCGATGTGATCATCCTGAACCAAAAGTCAGGAACTGACCTGTACGACTTGATGGTTACAGCAGTGGCGGCAGGAAGTTTCAACATCACATTCCGCACCACTGGCGGCACGACCACGGAAACGCCGGTCTTTAACTTTGCCGTTATCAAAGCAGTAGCTGCGTAATGCACACGCCCATCCTTGGTTCGGCCTATGTTGCGCGTAGCATCAACGCTGCAAACAACAGGATGGTCAACCTGTTTCCAGAGGCCATTCCAGCAGGAGGGCTTGAGGCTGGGTTTTTGAACCGGGCGCCGGGGCTGGAGTTTTTGCAGACTGTAGGCACCGGCCCCATCCGGGCGCTGTGGGCGCACCAGACCAATGGCAGTGACTTCTATGTGGTGTCAGGCCAAGAGGTCTACAAGCTGACCGGCTTGACGGCTACACCGACTTTGCTTGGCGCGGTGTCAGGCACCGGCCCGGTATCCATTGCGGACAACGGCACTCAGATTTTCTTTGCCTGCAACCCTGACGGCTACATCTACAACGAGGTCACCAACGTATTCGCGCAGATCACAGACCCAGACTTTGCTGGCGCTGTGACAGTGGCATACCTTGATGGGAGGACCCACTGGACTTTGCATCTGCTGAAGGCTCACCAGACGGTGTGGTTGGGCTTATCTCTGATCACCGGCAACTGTGGGTGTTTGGCACCGACTCGGTTGAGGTCTGGTACAACTCTGGAGATGCAAACTTCCCCTTAACCCGCATCCAAGGGGCTTTTAACGAGATTGGCTGCATATCTGCGTACTCTATAGCCAAACTGGACAACGGCCTGTTCTGGCTAGGTACAGACGCCCGTGGGCAGGGTATCGTATACCGCGCTAACGGCTACACCGGCACGCGCATCTCTACTCACGCGATTGAGTACGCTATTGCTCAGTACGGCAACATCTCAGACGCTATTGCGTACACTTACCAGCAAGAAGGTCACGCCTTCTACGTGCTGACATTTCCGTCTGGTAACGCCACTTGGGTCTACGATGTGGCTACCCAAGCCTGGCACGAACGTGCTGGTTTTGACAACGGCCTGTTTATGCGGCACCGCAGCAATTGCCAATGCAACTTTGGCGGCAACATCATTGTTGGCGATTTTGAGAACGGCAACCTTTACAGGTTTGACCTAGACGTTTACGCTGACAATGGCGGCATTCAAAAGTGGTTGCGCTCTTGGAGGGCGCTGCCACCTGGCGAAAACAACTTCAAGCGCACGGCGCACCATACGCTGCAACTCAACGCTGAGACAGGCGTAGGACTTGGAGTTACGCCAGGTCAAACTGCTGACGGCATACTTACCGAGTTAGCAAACGTCCCGCCAGCAGGGCCAAGTTACCAGCTTGTTGCTGAGTTTGATTGGGAGTATTTGGCAACTGAATCTGGCGATGAGCTTACAACCGAATCCGGTGATGGTTTTCAATCCTTGGTGACGTTTGCCTACACCGGGCCTGATACGGCTGGCGCTGAGATTGTCACTGAAGAATTCCTTGCAACGCCGGGGTATGACCCGCAGTGTATGTTGCGCTGGAGCGACGATGGCGGTCATACTTGGTCAAACGAGCATTGGGCC